TGCCTTTGCCGTGTTGTAAACAGTTGTGGCGGTGGCCTTGATTGCCTTCCCAGTGCCTACAACAATTTTTTTAGCGACGTTGCCAGTGAATGATCCAACGTCTTTTGCAACCCCAAAAATATCTTTGATGAGACCGCCGCCAACGTCACGCAAAACGCCAATTGGATTTGAAAAAATACGACCGGGGTTTTGGATTGTTTGCCCAAGGGCTCTGAAAAACTTACTCACGAGGCTCTCCTTGGGCCGGGGTCGTGCTTATTGCAACCTCAGCAAATTCGTCGTCGCCGATGATTTCTCCAATCTCTACCTCGTAGCCAGCGTCTTGCACAAATTTCAACGGAATCGGGTTGTTGACGTAAGTTGAAAAATGCTCGAAGCCAGCCTTGCCTAAAGATTTTGCAAACTCAACAAAATTCTTGCCCTGCAACAAAGGCGGGTCTACAGTGAAGACGTAACCTGCGGCAATTTTGTCCACCTTTTTGAAGATGAAAATTGTGTTGTTTGCACGAAGTGATCGCCACTCTTTTGTTTCGTTGAGTTTTCTGTAGATGTCAATGTAGACGTGTTCCCACTCTTCTGCCAAAAGCTTGGTAGATTTCGAGCGCTTGATAATGTTTTGTGTTGTTTCTTGTTTCATGCGCGTGCCGGGTTAACCGCCCCCACTAATACAGTGGCCCAATCAGACCAGTCATCAAACAAAGCGGGGTCTGGCACCGCTTCTCTTGCAAAGCTGTCAATGCCTTTTAACGCACTACCCCAAGCTTTCCAGTCGATTGAATCGCTGGGTATTGTCAGTTGCTGATCAGCGTATAGCTCGCACATCAGGCTAGCCCACGAATTGAACGTGTGGTATCTGGGGTCATAAACCAACGGAGGTACATTACTCGTAGCCACGTACATCTCCTATGGTTGCGCTGACCAAAACGCGGCCAAGCTGATAATTACCGCCAGCGACGTTTGACACAAAACGCAAACGCAATTCGCGCCGTTGTTCTTTCATGTCAATCTTTCCAGTTGTGGGTGAAAAGGTAAATACCGGAGAAACTACATCTTGACCTTGCGCATAAGGTCGTCCAGTTACCGTCAATTGCATGTCTCCGGTTTGAATGAAATCTGGCTCAAGCCTTTCAATTCTTAGCCACCTGTTCAGGCCAACCAATGAATTTTCGTTAGGCCCGCCAGCCACCCATCCAAGGTCGCCAGTCTCGAAGAAACTTTCAATAGCGGCAATTTGAGTGTTCGTGATGCTATCCACACCAATCTCATGTTGCCAAAGGCTTGTGAAAGTCATCAGCGTATCTACTCGGACGGTCAGGCCGCTACCGCCCGGCAATGTTGCGCTCAATACGTCCAGAGCTTCGTAATTTATACCGCGAGCATAAATGGAGATGCCAGTAACTATTCCGCCGGAGACAACGAAGTTTGCGCTTGCGCCTGTTCCTGATCCGCCAGTCAATGCAATAGATGGGTACGAGCCGTTTGTGTAAAGCGTTCCACCGTTGGTGATTGTTGCGGTTGACACACCTCCAACAGCGGTTGGTTCATAGCCCGCGTTAACCGGATAGGGGAAAACCTGAGAGAAGTATCCGGCGCTTCTACGCGCTCCAACGGCTTGGCCTGCGTCGTACCAGCATTTTTCTCGCGTGTTGTAAATAATAGCGTCGGTGCATTCTGTTGCTTGACCGCGTGGGTAAAACCACCAAATTTCCCCATACCGAGGAACCTTCATGGCGTAAACCTTTTGACGCTGGTTGTAATTTAGGTTGTCGAAGAAGTAGTTTTGATTAAATGTGTTTGGGATCTCCATGACCGTTCCGTTGTACAACAGGAAACGATCAACGCCACACCAGTAGTACACGCCGTCATACTCAATCACCGACTGCGAAGACATGATGGATGACTGCGATGAGATTACGTCATAGCGCCAAAAAAACGTTGAGCTTGTACTGCCAGATGTAGTTGTTGTTGGTGTAAAGCTAACCCTGATCAATGAATCCAAAGACCAAAACAATCCTGATGGCGCGGCTGAACCACCGCGCACTGGCAAACCCTTGACAATTTTTGTGGCCGTGATGTTTACCTCGTTCGCCGTTGGCGACACCCAATCGTTTAAATTGGCGGGGCCAGAGTTTTTGATCAGGCCAAAATTCCCATACGTGAACAGGTATGGGTAGAGCATCACTATGCCGCCAGACACTGAGACGTTGTTGTCTATGGTGATAGTCACAGTTGCCGAAGATGTGGCGGCGTTTGAGATAACAAACGTCGTCGCGTTTGTGATGGAAACCACTGTTGTTAAAGCCGGGATATTGGATCCCGTGATTGATTGCCCAACGCCAATCAGGGCCGTTGAGGCCACCGTGATAGTCGTGGTTGCATTTGTTGTGGCTGACAGCGTAAAGACTCCAACAGGCGCAACACTTGATCCAGTTGTGGAGCCAAACAAAACACGCGTGTTGACCGTGTTGTCAATTGTGCCTAAGTTTTGTCCCGGGTGGGCGATAATGTTTTCGGCACCTGTGCCGTCTGCATCAAAAGTTGCTTCGAATTGCCACAAGTTGTTTGGGTTCGAGGTAAAGCCAGAAAGCGTGAAGTCCACGACACCGGATCCAATACCAGCTTGGTCAATTGTGATTGATTGCAAGCCGTCAGCGTACCCGCTGTAGATGGTATTAAATCCGTTGTTTGGCTCAACAAACAAGCCGCGTGAAGGCCCGGCCAGATCGGCAGTTATTTGCCGGTAGCCTCCGATCTTGCGAGGCCGACCTCGTTGGAACCTAACCCATTGTCCGTTGACATAAAAATCGTGGTCAAAGATTGTTCCGTCTCTTTGTATTCCCGGCTTTGTGTCTAACGAAAAGATTTTGTCGGCCATCAGAAAGACCCGCCCGATATTCCGCCTGTAAAGTTACCGGTTCCGGTAATTTCAAATCCAGTTGCTGTAAAAGCTCCTCTTTTTGTTCCCAAAATAGAAATAGCAAACTCGCCCGGGGCAGATCTAAAAATACCCGTGTTGGTTTCTGAAGCAAAAAACGCCGCGGGATTTGAGGCGGATCCGTCAATAAATGAAACCGCTGAACCCACAATTGTTGTGGTGTTTGCGTTCAAGAAGTCTGTTCCGTCGCACACTACAGTTGCTTGCGTTCCCGTCGGAACTACGACCGTCAAACCAAGAGTCGTTCCAATCGTAACTGTGTAGGGGCCCGTGGTTTGATTGCTCACCACATACAAGTTGACCACAGGAGGGAAATAAACCGTCACATTGCCGGTGAGTGTTCCGGTAAATGTTTGGATAGTGTTTGATGCCTCCGAGGCGGACAGGGTGACCGTTCCGGTTGACAGCACTTTTGTTGCGGCAGTGAAGTTGAACAACGTGCTAACGCCGTATCCGACCGTAATGAAAGCAGTCCCGTTGCAAATAATAAATGCAGACTCTGACGGGGCAAACGTTTTTGAACTGGCCGATCCATCTAAAAGCTCACCGGACGTGGTGGCTAGGTTCACAATTCCAGTCCCGTTGTTTTTGAACATGAAGAACCAGTTGTTGCCCAGCGTGCTCGCAAGGGGAAGGGTCACCGTTGTGGTGCCGCCTGATGTTGGCCACTCCAATACTTGCGCCCTGTCGGCGGCGCTGAACACATAGCTAGCCGTCAAATTTGTGACCGGATGGCTTTGATTCAGCGTTAAGCCTGCCGCCAAAATTCCGTAACCGGCCAAGGTTGCCGCGTTGGCTGTGGATGTGCCCGCGCCAAACGTGAACACGCCCCAAACGCCGTTTGCCGTGGTGTTGTCGGTCAAGTAGATGTATGCGGCCACCCCGGGCAGAATCGTCGTGATTGTGCCCAGATTGGTGTTCGTAACTTCCAGATTGACTGCGCCGGTGTTTCTGATCAAGGCATCCGTACCAACGGAGGTTTGACTCGCTGGAGGCATCTTTAGCTTGAACGCAAAGTTTGGCGTTTGGACATCCATGATGCGAGCCGCAACATTGTCGGCATCCGTGCCATTCGCTGGCCACGTCAACTGCAAAGATGCCGCCAGCGTATAGCTGACATAACTTACATCCGTAGGGACAACGACATCCCCTGTAAATGGTGAAATATATGAAGTCATGAGTCGAGAGCTATAGCTTGTCGGTCACCAATCCGGGATTTGTCTTCTTCCTTCAATGCGGTGATGATTTGCGAATACTGTGCTTGCCACATTTGTAAACGCTCGTCGTTTTTGAGGAAGGGCATTGCTTGTAACAATGTGCCATACAACATGGCCTGCGGGGCATACTGAGTGAACCAATTGGTTTGGTTGGTGCTGTCCAATGGCTGTACGCGCTCGTAGTAGCTGACTTCCATGGAGTAAGCAAGATCAGGGGTGGGAGCAACCAGCCAGTGCGTGTAGTCGTAGTCGCCGTAATATTTGGGCACGGCTGTTTCGGTGGTTGACGGCCAGTATTCGCGCATGAATTCGTATTTGCGCAGAAACAAAGGCTGTCTATCACCGGCAACCGTCATGTTCATTGAAACGGTTTTGTGCCAACGAGCCGGTTTTTGTATTACGGATTGGCCGGGGACAAGCGTGAAATTACCAACGTTCAGGTTGCCCAAAAACTTCAAGTCTGCGGCGAGCACTTGCTCGGCCAACATGATGAAAGTCGGGATGTACGCTATCGTCGTTGCGTCTGTTCGCTCCAGATAAGCCTCAACGCTGGTGACTAGGTTGTTGTAAGTCTGCGCCACTGCTGTTGCCATAACCGGTTGCCTTTCGCTTGTTAGCCCCTACACCTGCTTCATTTTAGGTTGTATACCCGGTTTACGCAAACGCTCGAGTGCCCTGTTTGTCAATAATCAGGGCCTGTTTACGAGGCTTGGCATCTTCCGTGTTGGGGATCGAAAGGTGCGTCCAACGGTCAAACTCTCGGATGACCTGATCGTACTCAAGGCCGGACTCAATAATTGCCGTGACAACCTCGTTTGGGGTCATGCCTTTTACACGGAAATCAACAGCACAGCCCCGTCGATGTTGTGACCGATCGCTCGAGCCCACAGCCTTGTTAACCGATTCGGATCTGAATGCAGAATTCACCATTATGGGTTTGTCGCCAACCACATCGCGCACCAATTCCAAAAACTCCGCCAGCCGGACTAAGTTGGCAATCTCTTCGTCGTTTGGCGTGTTGTCGTGCTCGCGGTGATCGGTATGGGTCAATTCTTCAAGGGTGAAATTGGGTGACAGGTTCATGGTTTCTCCTTAAGGGCTTTATAAACTTCGTTGTACGCATCAATACAGGCATTCAGTTGCCGGGTATTTGCGTCTCCTTGGTCGGTGATACTGACAATTCGTTGAGCAAGCGCTGGGTCAAGTTCGGCTGTTGCTTGAACGCTATTTCCGGCGGGAGCGGCGGAATCGTCGGCGGCTTGTACGGGGCAGGTCGTTTGGACGCGCAACCTAATACGGCCAGACTCAATATCAGCGTTGCGCCTTTCAATAACCAGTTTTGCACGTTCATTTGTTGTCCTCAATGCGGTTGCGGTTGTTGTTACGGCGGATGTCAGAGCTTTTTCCTTGACCCGGGCCTCGGCGTTTAAGCGGTCAACCTCGGCCTGCTGGGCTTTGGCCTCACGATGCGTGCCGTACCAGTAGCCCCCGCCGAAGGCTATCAGCAAGGCAATCAGGCCAGATAGAAGCCCTCTCATGGCGTTTCATTGTCGTTGGCCTCAGCTTTGGCCATAGCGTTGGCCACCGCCTTGACCCCAGATCGCCCGGCAACGCCACCCAAGACACCCGTGATAAACACCATGATGGTGGAGATTTGTTGGGTATATACGCGGTCGATAGCCGCCATTTGGCCATTCATGGGCTGTTGTACGAACGAAACTGAGTAGAGAAACATCCCCATGGAAGCCAGCAGAATGGTCACCAAGACCACGATGACAAACGCCCAGACCCTGACCTCAATTTCATCTGCGCTCAAGCGGTTGTTTGTTTTGTAGGCGACGGTAGGCATTATTTTTTCTCCTGTTCAGGTTTGATGAGCATCTCAGGGCATGTGCCAGAAGCGGTGCAGATTGGCGGCTTACATTCGGGTTTTTCCCAATTCGTTGGGTCTTGGCACGGGTAGCGGAATCGATCGTCGCATCCTGTCAAAAACAAGATTGCCGTCGTAAGAATCAGGCTTTTTGCGATTTTTTTCACGTCGTTCCTTTTCAATTTGTCTTTCAATTTTTTCAATTTTTTCCAAAGCTTTTTCGGCTCTGTTAGCAATTGTCAAATTGTCCAACAGCATCATGCCGACCAAGGGCAGGAGCAAGGCTACCAAAACGCAAGCGGCTATCCAACCCATCACACTTTCCCAATCTTGCTTAAGACGACGAGGAGCATCCACAGATAGAGGAGGCATAGGATAGTTACTATTAGATACGCCAACTTTTCTTGGTGAAGTCGCTCCCGCTCTTTTCGTAACCATGCATCTTCATCTCGCTTTTTCCGGGCCTTGTTCTGCTCCAGTTTTATTACGTCACGCATCTTGAGGGTTTTTGACCACATCGCACCCATCTCCGGCGGGGTGTTATAGATCATCGCCTCGCGAATTTCAGTTTCCAGTTGAGCCAGTCGATCTTGAATCAGCACGCGCTGGAGAGCGGATTCCATGACCGAATGATTTGTGTCAACCTCCGTCTGCGATTTTTGTTCTTCGAGCCTCAAGTGCTCAATTAACTGCTCTTGGATTTTGAAAAAATTTGTCAACTGAGCGACGATGTCAGACATCACCTGATGTTCGTCGATCGCTACATATTTTGTCGTTTTCCTTGCCGCTTTCGCCACAGGCTTGGCTTTTGGCTTTGCTCCAAAGAGCTTTTGCCAGAATCCGGTGACCTCTGCGGCAATACCAGCAACTTCGTCAACAGTGGACTTAACCTCCACAAACGCACTTTTGGCCTGTCGGTAAAGTTCGGCACCTTCCTTGATGGCGGCGCAACAGGCGTTTGCGGCCAGCAACAGACTGAGCGGATCGATCTCATAACCCTAAAAGTTTTTTGATGAACTCGCCAGCCACGCCCGGGCCAAACAAGACGCAGAGGATCACCGCGTACAACAGGTATTCAATCTTGCTCATGCGCTTGTCGCCCTCGCGCAAAATCGAATGAACCGTGTTGTATCGCTCTTGGCACACAGCTTCGTGCACTGCCAATTTCGTTGCGGTGTCTTCCATGATCAGGCGGCGGGAGGTG